GAAAAATTATATTTTTAGAAATTCAAAATATATTTACGCAATAGATCCTCCTTTATATAATACAATAGGTGCAAATGGTACTACTCCAGCAAACACATGGGGATATGCATTAGCTAATACAAGTAACGTTGCTTTTGCTACAATGAATACCACACCAGTAATGACTTTAACAAATGGTTCGGATGATGCTCCATCTGACGCAAATCGACTTGCTTCTTGGAGTTTATTTTCAAATCCAGATTTGGTTGATGTATCTTTGTTAATAACTGGTAGTGCTTCTATTACTGTTCAACAATATGTGATTGATAATATTGCCACAGTTCGTAAGGATTGTATTGCTTTCATTTCACCTCCTTCTGCAAACGTGGTAAATCAAACAAACTCAGAAACAACTAATATTCAAAATTGGATAACAGCATTAAATCGTTCTTCTTCTTATGTTGTTGCTGATTCTGGTTGGAAATATATGTTTGATAAGTATAATAACAATTATACATACGTTCCTTTAAATGGCGATATTGCTGGGCTATGTGTTTACACAGATGCTGTCCGTGACCCATGGTTTTCACCTGCTGGATTTAATCGTGGCAACTTAAAGAATGTTGTTAAGTTAGCATGGAATCCAAACAAGACTCAACGTGATACGTTATACGGTATTGGTGTTAATCCAGTTGGTACATTTGCTGGTCAAGGTACTGTGTTATTTGGAGACAAAACACTACAATCTAAACCATCGGCATTTGATAGAATTAATGTTCGTAGATTGTTTATTGTGTTAGAAAAATCAATTGCTCAAGCCGCTAAGTTTTCTTTGTTTGAGTTTAATGATGTTACTACACAAAATCAATTTGTTAATTTGGTAACTCCATTCTTGGCAGATATCAAAGCACGCCGTGGTATCTTTGATTATCGTGTTGTCTGTGATTCTACAAATAATACACAATCGGTTATTGATTCTAATCAATTTGTTGGTGATATCTACATTAAACCTGCTCGGTCAGTTAACTTCATTCAATTGAATTTTATTGCTGTAAGAACTGGTGTTGAGTTCACAACAATCGTTGGACAAGCTTAATAAATAATACAACGATATAGGAGAAAAAAATGGCATTCAACGTATCACAATTTAGGTCAGAACTTCAGTTTGACGGAGCTCGGCCAAATCTTTTCGAAGTGAATTTGACATTCCCAACAGCAGTACCTGGTGCTGGTGATGCTACTCGTAAAGCTTTGTTCCAAGCAAAATCTGCTCAGTTACCTGGTTCAACAATTGGTACTGTTCCTTTATATTATTTTGGTCGTGAAATGAAGTTTGCTGGTAACAGAACCTTCACGGATTGGACAGTAACAGTTATTAACGATGAAGATTTTACAATCCGTAATTCGATGGAACGATGGATGAATCTAATTAATGGTCACGCAGGTAACGTAAGAAACCCTGCCTTTAATACACCTTTAGGTTATACGGTTAACGCAAACGTAGTACAGTATGGTAAAGAAGGTTCTGTATTAAAGAGGTGTACTTTTGTTGGTATGTTCCCTGTTGATGTGGCTCCAATCGATTTAGATTGGGGAACAAATGATGCTATTGAAGAATATTCAGTAACATTTGCATATCAATATTGGACTTCAGATTCAACAGATAACTTTTAATTTTTTATTATTATATAGAGAGGGCTTAGGTCCTCTCTTTCATGCTTTTTTGAATTGAACTAGGACAATATGGCCGCTAATAAATTTTCACTTTTTGGTTTTACCATTTCACGGAAAGAGGATGAAAACTCCCAAGCCGTGCAGCAATCTTTCACGCCTCCAGTTAATGATGATGGCGCTCTTACTATTACCTCTGCCGCTTATTATGGTACATATGTTGACCTAGACGGCTCTGCTAAAAATGAAATAGAATTAATTGGTCGTTATCGTGAGATGGCAATGCAGCCAGAAATTGAGTCTGCTATTGATGATATTATCAATGAAGCTATCTGTCAAGATGATGATGGCAGAAACATTCGTATGATTCTGGACGAATTAAAACAACCAGACAAGATTAAAAAATCATTACAAACCGAATTCAATACCGTTCTTAGATTGTTAAACTACAATCAAATGGCACAAGATGTTTTCCGCAGATACTATGTTGATGGCAGATTGTACTACCATATTATTGTTGATAGAGAAAATCCAGCAGAAGGTATTAAAGAATTAAGATACATCGATCCACGAAAAATTCGTAAGGTTCGAGAAGTTAAAAAATCAAAAGACGAAAGAACTGGTGTTGAAGTTGCTAATGTTATCAATGAATATTATATCTTTAATGATAAAGTAATCTCTGGTTCATCAAGTAATTTTGGTCCAGTTGGTGTTCGTATCACAACAGATTCTATTATTAATCTTGTTTCTGGTTTAATGGATTCTCGTAGAGCTGTTGTATTATCGTACTTACATAAGGCTATCAAACCACTCAACCAATTAAGGATGATTGAAGATGCTACTGTCATATATCGAATTTCTAGGGCTCCTGAGCGTAGGATTTTTTATATTGATGTGGGTAATCTACCGAAATTAAAGGCCGAGCAATATCTCCGTGATATCATGGTCAAGTATAAGAACAAATTGGTTTATGATGCCGTTACTGGTGAAGTGAGGGACGACCGTAAATTCTTATCGATGATGGAAGATTTTTGGTTACCACGCCGTGAAGGTGGTAAAGGCACAGAGATTACAACATTACCCGGTGGTCAAAATCTGGGTGAGTTGGAAGATGTTAAGTATTTCGAAAAGAAATTATACAAGGCTCTTAGTGTTCCAGTTTCTCGTTTGAATCCAGAATCTTCTGGTTTCTCATTAGGCCGTACAAATGAAATTACCCGTGATGAGTTAAAGTTTGCCAAGTTTGTTGATAGGCTTCGTAATAAGTTTTCTAATCTATTTGACCAAGCAATGCGTGTACAAGTTGTATTAAAAGGTATTTGTACGGCAGAAGAATGGGATATAATGAAAGAAAACATTCATTATGATTTCATTAAAGACAACAACTTTACAGAATTAAAAGATGCTGAGTTGATGACTAACCGATTAGGTTTGTTACAAACTATCGATCCATATACAGGCCGATACTTCTCACAGTTATGGATTCAAAGAAATGTTCTACGTTTATCTGATGATGAGATTGAAGAAATGGATAAAGAAATTGAAATGGAAAAAGAACAAGGACTTGGATTACCAGTTAGCGTTACAAATGATGTGGCACAACAACAGATGATGACTCAGATACCGGCTCAGCCGCAGCATCCAGATGACCAAAAACATGAAATTGATATGGCAACAAAAGATGCGGCAAAGCAACAATCCAAAACAGATAAATAAATTAATTAGGAGAATAAAATGTCAATAGAAAAAAGTATAATCGATTACGCAATGGATGAAGATGGTGTTCAATTTAGAAATGCACTATATGCTTCTATTCAAGATAAAGTATCTGCTCATATTGAAGCAGCTAAACAAAATCTTGCCAGAAATTTGATTGCTACAGAAGAAGTTTCAGAAGAAGATGAAGAAGAAGTTCAAGAACAATATCAAGATTCTAATAAACCTAAAGAAAAAAGAACACATTCGTATGATGCTGTACCTACTTCAAGACAACTTGGTGCAAAACCACAACCTAAGAATGAATCTGTTGAAGAATTGCAAGCTAAGATTGATGCATCCACAGAAAAAGAACTATCTCATGCTAAAAGCCTTGGATGGCATATTAAAAAACAAACTTATGGTAGAGAATACACCCACCCAAAACATGGTCACATATCTATGAATCGTTACGGTGAATGGCAACATAAACCAGAATCATCATTTAAAGGTGGTAAAGGACAATTAATTGCTCACGGCCATGCTGATGATTTGGATAAACATCTATCTTCTTTAAATAAATAATCTGAAGAATAGATAAATAAATTAACAGGATAAAAAATGGCAATCGCAAACAACACGCAAATACTAATTGATTCAAATAAAAGAACCGTTATTAAACGGATTGGTATTATTGACTCTGATGAAACATTAACGGTTATCATTGATCCAAGAACATTGTCTGGAGCTTTAAACGCTAATAATTTGCCATATCAAGCCGGTAATACGGTTGCTCCTGGTTTTGCTAATTCTGCTTTTACTATTTCAAGAGTGATTGCTTGTGTTGATGCTGAAGTTGGCCATATACAATTACAATGGCAAGGTACTGTAACAACAAATACAATTTATGCTCTTGGTGTTGGTAATGTAGACACAAATCCACAATATCAATTACCAGCAATCACAAACAATGCAATTGGTCCTACAGGTAATGTTGTAATTAAAACTGTTGGTACTACTGCTAATGCTGCTTACACATTAATTATTGAGTTACATAAAAACAACAGTTTCTTTGATGCTGGTTGGGGTCGTGATCCTGCTGCATTTAACTACGGCGAGTATAGTATTACTCCTCACGCATAGGACAATTATGAAACTTATTAAAGAAATAAACGATAACGTAAATTATACTTACCTAGAAGAAGCTAATGGTAAGAAATCTTTACATATTGAAGGACCTTTTTTAGTTGCTGAAACTAAAAATAAAAATGGTCGTTTGTATGAATTTAATACTATGAAAAAAGAAGTAAGCCGTTATACAGAAGAATACATCAACAAACACCGAGCTTTTGGTGAATTAGGACATCCAGAATCACCTTCTATTAATCTTGACCGTGTATCACACATGATTGTAGGATTAAGAGAAGATGGTAATACTTGGGTAGGTAAAGCAAAGATATTAGATACACCAATGGGAAACATTGCTCGAAGCTTAATTGAAGGCGGTGCTCAATTAGGTGTATCTTCAAGAGGCATGGGTTCATTGAAGAACGTCAATGGCGTTAATGTAGTTCAACCCGATTTCTATCTAGCCACAGCGGCAGATATTGTAGCAGACCCTTCCGCACCTGGTGCTTTTGTACAGGGTATTATGGAAGGTAAAGAGTGGATGTTAGTCAATGGTGTTTGGACAGAACAATATGTTGAAGAAGCCAAAAGAGAAATTAAGAAGGCTTCAAAGAAAGATATTGAAAAAGTAAGTCTACACATTTTTGAAAACTTCATGAAAAAACTTTAAATATAAATATCCAATATAAATCAAGGAGATTTTCAAAATGGCAAATTTTAATTTATCTGACGCCGCTAAAAACATTCTGTTAGGCGAAGATTCAAAATCAACATTCGATGGCAACATTGCATCTAAAAAAGGCGCAGCCGATAAAGCTGGTAAATTACCTACATCCGTTGTTGCTGGTCAACAAGACGTAGGCAAAATTGGTGATGCACCACAAACAATGAGTGATGCAAATCCAAACTACACTGCAGGTACACCATCTGCTACTCCTCCAGGTGCTACGCCTCCTGTAGGTTCTGAGCCAATGAAGAAGTTAGCTCCACAACCAGGTCAAGGTAGTGCTGCAACTCCAGCACAAACTGTTGCAACTGATTACTCCGCTATTCGTGACCGTATTGCCGGTAAACGTGCTGCTCAGATGATGACACCAAATCCAGGTGCCACATTCCAATCTTATGGCGAAGAAACTGAATCTGACGAAGAAGAAGTTATCGAAGAAGAAAAAGAAGAAGGTCATGAAGATGAAGCTCAAGACAAAAAATTAATCAAGAAAATGATTAGCAAGGAAAAAATGAAAGAAGATATGGATGCTTTACTTTCTGGTGAAAATCTATCAGAAGAATTCGTAACTAAAGCAACTACAATTTTTGAAGCTGCCGTTATTGCTCGTGCTGAAGAAGTTATCTCTGAAGCTGAAGAGCAATTAATGGAAGAATTTGAAGTTGCTGTCGAAGCAATCAAAGAAGATTTAGCTGCTAAAGTAGACGGTTACCTAAACTACATGGTAGAAGAATGGATGAAAGACAATGAAATTGCCATCCAGTCTGGTCTAAAGGCAGAAATCACAGAAGAATTCCTAACTGGTTTAAGAGATTTATTCATTGAACACAACATTGATATACCTGAAGATAAGGTAGATATCGTTGAAGAATTGGCAGCTCAATTAGAAGCTACTGAAGCAGTTCTAAATGAAGAAATCGCTCGTGGTATTGAACTATCACAAGCATTAAACGAACAGAAAAAAATTGAGGCTATCTACACAGCGTGTGAAGGCCTGACGCAAACTCAAGTAGAAAAAATGAAGTCGCTCGCAGAGGGTGTAGACTTTACTACTGAGGAAGAGTTTACAACTAAACTTGATACTTTGAAAGAATCATACTTCAAAGCTGATGTGAAAGTTGCAACGACTGATGCTTTAGATGACGAAGTTTTGCTAGAAGAAGAAAAGAGGGCAATTAAGTCTTCCAATTCTGAAATCGATTATTACGCAAAAACTATTTCACAGACTTTGGTAAAATAATAAATAAAATACCAAAACAAGATACCTAAAAGGAGAAATAAATGTATCTAACCGAAGAATTATCAAAAACTTGGGCACCAGTTCTGGATCATCCAGAATTAGAGCCTATTAAAGATCCGTACAAGCGTGCAGTTACTACTGTAATCCTTGAAAATCAACGTCAAGCTATGGCTCAAGACCGTCAACAGTTAAACGAAACTTTAACTGATCCAGGTCCTACAAACATAGCTGGTGGTGTTCAAAACTTTGACCCAATCTTGATTTCTTTAGTACGCCGTTCATTACCTAACTTAATCGCTTATGACGTTGCTGGTGTACAACCAATGACAGGTCCTACAGGATTAATTTTTGCAATGCGTGCTCGTTATAACGATCAATCTGGTACTGAAGCTTTCTACAATGAAGCAAACACAGTATTCTCAGGTACTAAATCTACCAATAACCCATACGGTTTTCAAGGTACAATAACAACTGATACTGCAAACACATTCCAAAACGTAACTTCTGGTGCAACTACTTCTGGTATTGCACTCCCAACAGCTAATACTGAGTTGTTAGGTTCTGACAATGGTGATGCTTTTGCTCAAATGGCTTTCACAATTGACAAAGTTACTGTTACTGCTCAATCCCGTGCTCTAAAGGCAGAGTATTCTTTAGAACTAGCACAAGACTTAAAAGCAATTCATGGTCTTGATGCTGAAACAGAATTATCAAACATTCTGTCTACAGAAATCCTTGCTGAAATTAACCGTGAAGTTATTCGTACAATCTATACTTGTGCTGTTGCTGGTGCTCAGTATGGTACTACTACTGCTGGTTATTTCGACTTAGACACAGACTCTAACGGTCGTTGGTCTGTTGAGCGTTTCAAAGGTTTGATTTTCCAAATTGAACGTGATGCTAACGTAATTGCTAAGCAAACTCGTAGAGGTAAAGGTAATGTTCTTATCGTTTCTTCTGACGTAGCTTCTGCAATGGCAATGTCTGGTGTATTATCTTATACTCCTGCTCTTCAAACTGACTTACAAGTAGATGATACAGGTAACACATTTGCTGGTTTGTTACATGGCCGAATCAAGGTTTATATTGACCCATACTTTGGTGGTTATATTTCTAACCAAGAACTAGTAACTGTTGGTTACAAAGGTTCTTCACCATACGATGCTGGTATTTTCTATTGCCCATACGTTCCTCTCCAAATGGTTCGTGCTGTTGACCAGTATACATTCCAACCAAAAATTGGATTTAAGACTCGTTACGGTATGGTTGCTAACCCATTTGCAAAAGGTTTAACTGCTGGTACAGGCACATTAGATGCACGTACCAACGTTTACTATCGTTTGTTTGGCGTTAAGAACTTGATGTAATCAAATCACCATAGAGTGATACTTTAGAGAGACCTCTTTGGAGGTCTCTTTTTTTATGGCCTAAATACCTACATGGAAGAAAGTAAAAACATAATTCTTCTGGATGAGATTTTGGACTTACGATCCAGAAAAAGAAAAGAGCTTGAGTACTATAACCAACAACTGGAAGAACTCAAGTTAAGGATGTTTTTTATTCAAAAAGAAATTGATTTGACAAGTAATATAATTACTATGATTGAAAAAGAAAAGATGGTTGACCTTAAAAAGTTTATAAATGACAGTACTCACTAGAGCTCCTCAAAATACAAATTACTTACAACCTTCAAAGTTTATTTTAAGCTTTGATAGGATGCCTACTGTTCAATATTTTTGCCAAGAGGTAAATCTACCTGGAGTTTCAATGGGACAAGCTCCTATTAATACACCAATGTTGGACATATATGCTCCTGGTAACAAATTAACTTATAATGACCTTACTGTTTCTTTTACAGTAGATGAAGGATTAGTTGGTTGGAAAGAAATATATAATTGGTTCAGGTCAATGGCTGCACCAACAGGATTTGAAGATAGAAATAGATTATCTGATTTACAAAGTAAGAGAACCACAAGTCCTAAAAGTTATTCTAATGCCACATTAACAATATTATCAGCTTTGAATAATCCTTTGATGAGAGTTACCTATTATAATGCTTTCCCTTTATCATTATCAGACATTCAATTTGATACCAAGACAGATGCTAATGATATTCTTACGGCAAGTGCCACTTTTAACTACGATTACTTTGAATTCACAGCAGCTTGACACGATAACATAAGTCATGTTATAATGTAGATTTGGTGTTAAATTATTGAAAATATTATGGAAAATCTAGAACAAGTATTAAAGTATTGGGAAATAGACGCAGACATGGACCAGACAGAACCTGGCAAAGAACTGCTGAAGATACCTAAACTACACAACAAATACCTCAGTATACTCACGAAGCATAAAATAGCCTCAAAGAAGGCACACTTTGATTATCTCCGTATGCGGAAGATTAAATGGGAATACTACACAGGTAAAATGTCCAAGGAAGAACTAGACGAATATGGATGGACTCCATTTCAGTTTACTCTTAAATCGGACATTACTACATACTTAGAAGCAGATGGTGACCTAATTAAATTGCTTGAGAAGAAGGTGTATCATGAAGAAACGGTATCTGTAATAGAATCCATTATGAATGAATTGAAACAAAGAACATGGCAGCTTCGTGATTTTATATCATGGGAAAAATTTATCGGTGGACAATAATGGCACATATCATAGCAAACTTACCACCAGTTAAATGTTTTATTCGCAAAGAGTTCCTCTATGATTTTAAAAAAGGACACAAAGAACTTGAACCTTGTTGGTGGATAACTATTAAATCACTAAGAGGCCAAGCGTTTCGTATTGAATCATACCTAAACAACTATGGTGCTCTCTACGATAAACTACCTTTGCACGCATATTGTTGGAAGCCTATTGAAGGTGAACCACTACCATTGGACTATCTTCAGTTATGGGATTGTTTATCTTATGATATAACAGTTTTAAAGAAAGCTCAATTGCAATCAATGAGGTGTAAATTCAAATTAAAAAATGGAGATTGGATGTATGGTGTATATCTTTTTACAGTTGATAGTGCCCATCCTGATTTTAATGTTCTTGATACTGGCTTTTCTGAAGATATCGAGGACCATAAGTCTTATAATTTTATTATGTGTGATAATGGGCAGTTTGCTGCTCAACCAAATAATCGTTTACTTATCTTAGAACCAAGTAGTAATCCAAAAGAATTAAAAATTCCAGATTTTCATGTGGCCACCAAAAAATGGTCAGTTGAAACAGATGCCAAATGGTCTTTAGGAAACACAAATACGGTAATGTATGAGTGAACAACTAACCATTATCAAAGTAAATGAAGTATATGCCAAAATAGAATGTGAGAAACACATTGCTAAAGAGGTATCGGAATACTTTACATTCTTTGTTCCTGGTTATACTTTTGTTCCAGCCTATCGCAATAAAATATGGGATGGAAAGATAAGGCTTTTTGATTCTAGAAGCTCTCAAATATACATGGGTCTTATTGGTAATGTAGAGGAGTTTTGCCAAGAGCGTGATTATACATTTACTCATAACTTTGTTGATGATGATTATCCTTTGTACCATGCCAAAAAATTCATAGACGATTTAAAAATCCATGCTCGTGGTGAACCAATTGAGGTAAGAGAACATCAAATAGAAGGTTATATTCATGCCATGCGTAAGCGTAGAGCATTGTTATTATCTCCTACGGCTTCAGGTAAATCATTAATCATCTATCTTATCTTTCGTCAATTACAACAATATCAAAATCTCAAAGGCCTTGTTATAGTTCCAACCACGTCTTTGGTTGAACAGTTGTACTCAGACTTTGCCGATTACAATAACGATAACATGGAAGAACATTTACACAGAGTATATCAAGGTAAAGACAAAGAGTCAAGCAAACCTTTAATAATTTCCACATGGCAATCTTTATATAAGTTGCCTAAAGAATACTTCCATCAATTCGATTATGTAATAGGTGATGAGGCTCATCTATTCAAAGCACAATCACTTACAACCATACTGACAGCTTGTGTTAATGCCAAGTATCGTATAGGTCTTACAGGTACTTTAGATGGTACTAAAACTCATAAACTTGTATTAGAAGGTTTATTTGGACCTGTAAACAAAGTAATTAGTACCAGAGAACTGATTGATAAAAATCAGGTGTCTGACTTTGAGATTAAATGCCTCATATTAAAACATCCAGATGAGAAATGTTTAGAGTATAAAGACAAAACTTATCAAGAAGAAATACAGTATCTAATATCCAACCAAGTTAGAAATAAATTCATTAAGAATCTTGCAGTTAGCCTAGGCAAAAATACATTAATACTCTATCAAATGGTTGACAAACACGGTCAAATCCTGTATGATATGATAAAGGATACAGAGAAGATTGGCAATAGAAAAGTTTTCTTTGTACACGGTGGAACTGATACGACTGACCGTGAAGAAATTAGAAGAATTATGGAGATTGAAAACGATGCAATTGTAGTGGCTTCTTATGGTACTTTTAGCACAGGTATCAATATTAGAAATTTACATAACATCATATTTGCAATGCCAACTAAATCTTCAATTAGGACGTTACAGAGTATTGGTAGAGGCCTTAGGCAAAGTGAAGGCAAAGAGATAGCAACTCTTTACGATATTGCCGATGACCTCAGATATAAAAAACATATGAACTATACCTTAAAACATTTCGTGGAAAGAACTAAGATATATAATGATGAGCAGTTCCCTTTCAAAATATACAAGATTGGATTAAAAAATGCTTGAACATAAAACACAAGTAATAAAATTACAGAATGGGGAAGATTTGATTGCCAATGTTTCTATTGATGGATTAAACCATTACATACTGGATCAGCCAATGGCTTTCTCTGTTGATTTCCGTGGAATAGATGCTGGTTTGGTTATGAGACAATGGCTTCCAATACAATTAATTAAAAATAATCAATTACAGGTACACACCAAAGATATACTGACAATGGCAGAACCAAATGAAGAATTTGTGGACTACTATGTGTATACTGTGGAAAAGATTAAGAATGTTTTAAGTGCCAAAGAACTGGCAAAAGAAATGACTGATGAAGAATTACAACTAGCAATTAATGATTTCCAGGATATACAATATGATGGTACAGGTGTATTACATTAATAATCTCAAAACAGGACATACTCGACTTTACTCTCTTGTCAAGCGTTTGTCAATAACTTTAGGTGGTAAACATGGCTTCTAAACCAAAACAATATGTAAACAATGCAGATTTCTTAGCTGCACTCATTGATTATAAAGAGAGATGTAAGGCTGCTAAAGCAGATAAAAAACCACCTCCAGCGATTCCTAATTACATAGGTGAGTGTTTTATGAAGATAGCAGAGGGACTATCACACAAACCCAACTTTATCAACTATACCTATCGTGATGAAATGATGTCTGATGGTATCGAGAACTGCCTGATGTATTTTGATAACTTTGATCCAGAGAAATCTAAGAATCCATTTGCCTATTTTACACAGATAATTTACTTTGCCTTTCTTAGAAGGATTGGTAAAGAGAAGAAACAACAGTATGTTAAGTATAAAGCCACAGAACAATATGGCATACTTGATGAGTTTGAAATGATGGAGTTTGAAGATGGTACTACCAAACAGTTTGAACTATATGATAATATTAGTGTATTCATTGAAACATATGAAACGGCAAACAAGAAGAAAAAAGAAATAAAGAAACCAAAAGGGCTTGAAAACTTCTTAGGAGAGTGATATAATAGTATTATGAAAATAGCGATTATAACAGACCAACACTTTGGAGCAAGGAATGACTCACCTCATTTCTTGGATTATTATGAAAAGTTTTATAGAGATACTTTCTTCCCATGCCTTGACAATAATGGCATTACTACTGTTCTTATACTCGGTGATACGTTTGACCGTAGGAAATACATAAACTTCTACAGTCTTAAACGTGCCAAAGAAATGTTTTTTGATGAGTTATCCAAAAGAAACCTTACAGTTTATATGTTGGCTGGCAATCATGATACCTATTTTAAAAATACTAATGATGTAAACTCTGTAGACCTTCTACTTAATGAGTATGAAAACATCCATGTTATAGATTCACCACAGACAATACACTTAAATTATGGTGAGGTTGGTTCTGATATATTGATGATGCCTTGGATTTGTGCTGAGAATTATGATGAGAGTATGTTGGAACTTAAAAACAATTCGGCTGCTCTATGTATGGGACACTTTGAGATTGCTGGGTTTACCATGCACCGTGGTATGACATCTGATGGAGGATTGAATCGTGAAATTTTTAGGAAATTTGATATGGTCTTTTCTGGCCACTTTCATCATCGCTCTACTTCAGACAATATTTCTTACCTTGGCAATCCTTATGAGCTCACGTGGCAAGATTACAACGACACTAGGGGTTTTCACCTTTTTGATTTGTCTACTCGTACTTTGGAGTTCATCCCGAATCCCAACGTAATGTATCACCGTATTGTGTATGATGATAAGGCAGAATCTATTACAGAAATCACCAACAAAGATTTGACCAAGTATACCAATACCTATGTTAAGGTAGTGGTCGTGAATAAAACCAATCCTTATCTGTTTGACAAGTTTATGGCTTCATTATACAATATTAATCCAATCGATATTACCATTGCCGAGGACTTTATTGACTTGACAACAGGCGTAGAAGATGATATGATAGACCAAGCTGAAGATACTATGACGATTATAGAGAAGTTTGTCGATGGTATCTCAGAGGAATCTATTGATAATAACAAGCTAAAAACAGTAATGCGTGAATTATATGTTGAGGCATTGAACCAAGAACAAGCATGATTATATTTGAAAAGTTAAGGTGGAAGAATATTCTTTCCACAGGTAACTCATTTACGGAATTAAATCTAACTAAATCACCAAACACACTTGTTATAGGTAATAACGGTGCCGGTAAATCCACTATGTTGGATGCCTTATGTTTTGGTTTGTTTGGAAAGCCATTTCGTAAAATCAATAAACCCAATCTATTAAACTCTATCAACCAACAACAAGGTGTAGTTGAGGTTGAGTTTTCTATTGGTCAAAAGAAGTATAAGATTATTCGTGGTATTAAACCAAACACATTTGAAGTATATTGTAATAACCAGTTAGTGGACCAAGATGCGAAAGCTAAAGACTACCAAGACCACCTAGAGAAATTCATTCTCAAAATAAACTATAAGTCTTTTACGCAAGTAGTCATCTTGGGATCCGCCTCATTTGTTCCGTTCATGCAGCTGTCGCCTGGTGACCGAAGAGCAATCATTGAGGACTTATTAGACATTCAAATTTTCTCCTCAATGAATGGCATTGTTAAAGACAAAATGTCTATCATTAAAGATGGAACATTGAAGAACAAGTATGCCATGGACTTGGCATCTGAGAAGATACTATTACAGAAACAGAATATAGAGGAACACAAGAAGCACAATCAATCGGAGATAGAAAAGAAGAAGAAAGATGTGGCAGATAGTGTAGACCAAATCTTTACCTTACAGAAAGATATTGGATTAATCCAAAAACATATTGATGTGTTACAAAGTAAAATTGCCGATAAACTGGCAGTAGAGGCTAAGAGTTCCAAGTTACTACAATTAGAATCTAAACTAGAATCTAGAATTAAAAAAATTGATAAAGAGGTGTCTTTCTATGAGCAAAACGATAACTGTCCCACCTGTAAACAAGGAATTGAAGAATCATTTAGACAGGAACAAGTGGTTACTTTGGGCTCAACTAAGCTGGAGGTCGACAAAGGACTTACAGAATTATCAGTTCAGATTGCTACTACTAATAAAAGATTCGAAGATATACAAAGCAGCCTAAAACATATTACGGCACATAGTAATGAGATTGTAAAACATAATTCCACGGTGTCTGCCATCAACCAATATGTTACTAAGATGCAGAAAGAAATTGAGGAGTTATCTAATCGCAAAGATAACTTAGAAGAAGAAAATACAAAACTAGTTGAGTTGAAGGCTGAGTTGTCCGCTTTGATTAAACACCAAGAAGGACTTTCTATTGAGAAACAATATTTGGAGTTTGCTGGTAACCTTTTAAAAGATACTGGTATTAAAACAAAGATTATCAAGCAGTATTTGCCAATCATGAATAAACTGATTAACAAATACCTAACAGCAATGGACTTCTTTGTGAATTTCAACATTGATGAGAATTTTGAGGAGTCTATTAAGTCCAGACACCGTGATGATTTTAGTTATGCCAATTTCTCTGAAGGTGAAAAGATGAGAATTGATTTGGCATTACTATTTACTTGGCGCCAAATTGCCAAGATGAAGAATTCAACTAATACTAACCTATTAATATTAGATGAAGTGTTTGATTCGAGCTTAGATACTGTAGGTACAGATGAATTTTTGAAGTTGTTATATGAAATGGATAAGGACACTAATGTGTTTGTTATCAGTCATAAAGGTGACCAACTGTTTGATAAGTTTAGGTCAGTAATTAAGTTTAAGAAAGTTAATAATTTTAGTCAGGTAGAATGATGAGTGATGATATTATAAGATTTAATACGGAAGATGCCGTAAAAACTGGAATCGTAACACCACAACAAGCCAAAGTATTTAAATTGGTTTCTGAGGACCATCCAATTTTAAAAGAAGTATTACCAGAATTTAACTTTGATAATCCTCCTGTTAATCCAAATGAGTTCGCTTCTACGTTAGTGGAAACTTGTAAGTTACATCGAGGTTTTGGATTATCTGCCAATCAATGTGGATTTAAACATCGAGTATTTGTAATGGGTGCAGAAGAAAACTATGTGGCATTTTATAATCCAAGAATAGTATCATATGATGGTGAAGTCCATTTAGCGGAAGGATGTTTATCTTTTCCTTTTCTAGGATTACATATTACTAGAGCTGCAATCATTGATGTTGAGTATCAAGATTTTAATGGAATCTTTAGAGAGTCTAAGTTTTCTGGTATATCTGCTCGTTGTTTTCAACATGAGCTTGACCACATGAATGGAATAGTGTATACTCAAATAGCGAAACCAATGGCATTACAAACTGGTATGAAGAAACGTAACAAACTAATGAAGAAATTAAAACTCATATAATGGCAACTCCTATTGAATTTGTAGAAGAACAATGGCAAACTTGGATTGAAAAGAATCCTCTTGGCACCTATGAACATATTGACCAAGAAAAACTAGTTGATGTTCTCACCAAAGATTTAACGTATGCTTCTGGTATGGATGTGAAAGAATATACATTGTACCAAAAGTGGTGTGAAATTAAAGAAAGATATCCCGTAGAAAATGTATCAACT